AAGAGCATCTCTTTTCGACTTATCTATAACACCTTGTAATTGAGCTGTTCTTAGTTCTTCTTGCGACATACCTTCAACATCAGCTACACTGAAACCTGAAGCAGCTAAAGACTCAGCTACACTATCTTGTAATGTAAACAAATCTTGTTGCGCTTTAAACTCAGCTTCCTCTTTTTGTTTTTGTTTAGCAGTAATTTCATCTGAGAAAGTGCTAAGTGTTTCACCTGTAATTTTCTTTACGCCACCTACTATTTCAAATTGCATTTCAGGAGAGTATTTTTCTAAGTAAGACTTCTCCCTTACGAGAAGGTCAGATCGACTAACACCTTGATTAACCAAATCTTGCCTTAGCTCTCTTAGTCCTAGAACACCTTGAGAAAGCTTCTTATTCTGTTCAGCCTCCCTCTGAGTTAAATCTTGAAGTTCAGTTTTTGCTTGTTGTTGTTGATAGAACTGTAAACCTGTACCTACAGCATTAACAATATCCCCGCCTAGAGAATTACTAGGAGCTGCAAACTGAGGTGTTTGAGAAGCTGTCTTTTGTGCCTGTTTAATTTCTCTTGTAAAATCTACCACTATTTCCCCTCCATAATTTCATAACCTTCTCGAATATGTTTAATCTCTTCTTTCATATCACCTTCAGTAGCTTTTTGCTCTAACAGTTTTAGGTACTTTGTTTTATTATTTTCTGCTGCTGCATCTAAATAAGGTTTCATGTATACGTCATATCCTTCAGACCCAAATTTTAAACCTCTGTTTATAAAAGCTCTTTCTATATCTTTCTCGTACTTCGGATCATTCATTTCTTTAGTTACTTTAAGCCATTTATCTCTAATTTCATTTTGCTTAATTAAACCAAGCTCAGGATCGCCCTCTCCCGTTACCATGTTGTATATGGCATTTGATGTAGTTTCCGCTATAGCTTCCCTAGCGTAAGCTTGTAAATTAGCATCTGTTATAGACTTAGCTTTACTGTCTTTAAAAGACAAAGAAAATCCACTATTAAATATATTACGATGATAATAATCAGCATGCATTTCAGGTTGAATCCCTAAATTTAAAAGTATAGATTCTGTTTGTGTTATAGGGAGCTGACCAGACAAAGAGCGAGCTGAAGCATTTCTTCCTGTCCAGTACGAAATATAAGATTTCATAGCTGTGTTTAGAATTTTAAAATTTTCCATAGCTTCTAAAAATGTCGCAGAAAGAGCATCCGTCCACTCAATTTCTTCTGTTGCCACCGATTCGTATATTATAGCCCCAGAAGATACTACGCTCTCAAGCACACCTCCTACAGAAAAAGCTGATGCCCCTACCATGTTTACTTTAGGGAAGTCTTCAAATACAAGGCTAGTAACCATGTCTACAAAAGCAGAGGGACTCATTGTAGCATTTACATCTACAGAACTATCTTCAATCATTGCATTTATAGATGCATTCATCCCCCCATCTAAAAAAGCATCAAGTACAGCAGGTATTTCTTCAGGTTCATATTGGCTGCGTATCATGTCTTCAAAAGAACTGCCCATAGATTTACCTAAACCACCTTCTAAACCAAACGCCCCATAAGTAATCAAAGTAGTTAGAAAAGCTTTATTCCAAGTTTCCGCAAACTTTCCTTTGTTTTTACCCATTTGACCTAAATACTTATCTGTTACAGGACTCATTACTTTGTTAATAGGGGCACGTATAACTTCCCATTGCGGCTCAATAACAACATCTAAGAAAAATTTATGCACAGCTTGCATGAATTGCCCTGCTAAAGCTACAGGACTGCCTTGCTCTTGATATGCGAATCTATCTAAACTTGTTTGTGACTGAGTACGCTTTTGTGCTTGAAAGGATATATCTGCTTTTCCTTTAGCATCAAAAGCCCTTCCTGCTGCTCGGAGTTCATTAAATTCTATTAGATAAGATAAAGCATTGTTTAATACGATTGAACTTTCTTGTATTCCAAGTGATAACGAACGTGGCCCTTTGTAAATTTTAGAACCATATTTTTTTGCTGTTCCAATTCCCGTTGTAGCAACCGTTGCTCCCTCTTTTCTTGCCAAATCTAAAAAGTCATTACTCCTTCCGATTGCATCTATTAATCCATTAGTTCTCATTGAGTCAACTAATTCTTTAGCTAAAGACTCACTTCCTAAAAGTTTAGCTAAAGGAGCAAAATTATCTGTTTTAAATGCATAAAGTATTGCAGGTAATTGAACAACAGCTCCTGCATGTGTTGACCACCCTTTTCTAGGAGCTACCGCTGTAGTTATATTATATAATGCAGGTGCTAAATTCTGTAATCCTTGATACAGTCCGTTCCAAACAATATATAACTCGGAAGTTAAAGCTTGTATTTTAATAGCAGCAGATTTTGTACTAGGATTAGATAAAACAGGAGCTAAAATAGGTGTTAAGATTTTGTCTATACTTTTATAAAAATCGCCTACATTATTCTGTTGTAAAGACTTTAAATAAGCATGATGATTAATAAGTTCTGTTCTCATATCAGGGTTTTTAATTAAAGCTTCCATACCCTCTTTAGATACCATTTCTTGCCAAGATGAAAGAAACTTTGTATTTGCACCTTTTTTTAAATACTCAGAAAAACCTTTAGTAAATTTAACAAGTAAAGATTGATAAGCATTGTAGTCTAAAGCCGAACCTACACTGCCAATACTTTTAAACAAAGACTCAAAAACATTTAATGTATCCGCTGCCCCAACACCATCAGAACCCTTAACTTTTTCTCCCCTTTGTTTTAAATGACTAGCTCCGTATCCAAATTGGACACTTTCACTATCCCCATATATATCACTTTCTAATTGCTGTGTTTCTCTACTAGACTTATATGAAGGGCCAGTTTCCGTAACTGTTTTGCTAGAAGTCCCATCCGCCTTAGAAACCACTTTTGTAGTTGTTATAGCTTTTACACCTTCCATAAGTTTTTTAGCTTGGGCTTCAGTTTTAACTATATGAGTAGGTCTCATAATAATCTTTATTACACCATCAATTTCTTTTTTAAAAGGAGACAGAACCACCCAACCAGCATCCCTATACATTCTGTCAATGTGTCCTTTGCGTCTGTTTAGTGTTCTATTAGGGGTAAGTTTTTTTATTTGCTCTGGAGTGACTCTCGCATGGGTATAGGATTTACCATTAAATTCTTTTTCTTTACCTAGTTTTACTACAATAGAATCTGGGGCTAGGTCTTCTTTATTAACAACTTTTCCGAGAATTGTGTCGTATACAACATCCACTTCAATGTCTTTTATTTGAATAGCTTTTCCTATTCCTAAATCACCATTATCTTTAAAGTCAATATATTTTTGATTACCTGCTCTTAACTTGTTGTAGTAGTTTCTTTCTCGTATAACGTAAATGTCTTCATATATAGAACGAATGTCAGTATAAGATTTCCAAACATTATCAGGAGTCTTAATACCCATATCTTTATTAAGTTTTTGTATAGAGTTCCATGCTTTCCCTTTATTATCCCCATTTTCTAATATTTCCATTAACAGTTTATTTTCTAAACTACTCAAATCTTTAACTGCATTCTTAGCTTTATCTTCCATTTTTTGAAGTGTACTGCGATTTACGTTTTTCATTGCAGCAAGACCCCGAAGTAAATCTTCCTCTAGATTGCGGTATCTATTTAATGCCCAAGAAATAGCATTTGAAGGTGTCTTCCCTTTTATTTCTAAACCTGCAACATCTGAATAAGGATTAGAATAATGATCTATTTCCACCTCTACAAAAAACCCATTTTCTTTTTGCACGACTTTAAAATCATAACCTACGGCAGCACTTTCTATAGCATCTTCCGCTCCCGCTCTTGTAGTAAAACCTCCTTTAGCTCCATCTGTAAGAAGAAAAGTAAACGTTCCATAACTACCTTCTATATCATTAGCTACAAAACCTGTAGACGAGTAATCAGGAGTTAACGATGTCCCCATAGGTTTTTCTAATTCTCTGCCTAGTCCTTGCCCTATACTATGTTTATTTGCGTCTACAAAAATAAGGTCACTAAGCATCTTTTCTTCACTGATATTAGTAAAGCCTTGTTCTGTTTCAGCATTAGGTGTAGGTATAAGTCTTTCTGCTACAGCCTCCGCATCTAAACCCGTCTCTTCTACTAGCCCCTTAAAACCTTTTTCAGCTCGTAACGTTTCGTATACAGAAGGTGAAAACCTGTAAAGAGTATCAAACAAACCTGAATCAGGACGTAAGCCAGTAGGATTAATTGTAGGACTCTGTATGCTTGTTACTGAGAACTCCCCAGTAGGGGTAAGTACATCTGAGACAGTCATACGACCATCATCTATTAAAGTTTTTGTACGAGATAAATCACTTTCAGCTTTTGCTGCTTTATCAAAGTCTGTAATAAGTACTTGATTAGTACCTTGTCTTTTTTTCACGACATCTCTAGCTGCAAGATTTTCCTCTCTTACTTCTTTTAAGGCTTCCTTGAACTTTATTTTCTTCTCTCTAGATACTTGTCTTGCCTTCTTGTTTAAATCCTCTGATTCCAACTTTCCTAGAGATTTAGATAGGTCTTTCTTTTCAGTCTCTAAGGCTTTCCTCTCTTTACGAGAACCTTTAGCTGATGCTGCCTTTTTTAAAGCATCCCTGCTGTCAGTAGTACCTTCAACAATTTCAACTTTAGGAGTTGTTCCTTCCATTCGATATTGAGCGTTATCAGGGTTTAATCTATTAACAGTCTCCGAACGAATAACAGCTTCCATTAATTCTTCTTGTTCTGTAAATGCTTCAGCTAAATGTTTACGAGAGTGCATACGTCTCATTAACCACTTGCCCATATTACCTAGACTTTTCGCAAGGACTACCGCCTCCCCAATAAACAACGTTCCATTAAAAGCTGTTTCTAACATAGCTGTTACTTCAGCTTCTGTAGCACCCTCTGCTTTTAATCTTGCTCCTTGCAAAACAGCATTGTACATCGTATCAATTTGTCCTCCAGCAATTAAAGAGTTGTTGTTATTAAAAAGGTATGTTTCTTGATTTTTAGCCCCCTCCACCATACTTTCAATAAGAGCCATTTGTTTTTCAAAAGGTAAATCTTCAAGCCTGTCTAGATTGTTATATACGTCTGAAGTATATTTTAACCCCTCTTCAGAAGCAGCTCCTACTAAAACAAACATTTCTAAAAAATCTCCAGCCATTTTTAGAGGAGTAATAGTATTAGCAAACTCATTCTGCATTTTAGAAATATCGTTAGCCATTAAATTGTTTTTAACAGACTCCCTCAAGATAGGATGAAGGCTTTCTATATCTCCTCCCTCTCTTCCTCCTACTCCTTTTGTAACATTTTGTACGTAGGCTGCTCTTTGTTCAGCAAGAGTAGGTTTCCTTTGTAACTGCCTTTCTAAATCTTGTAAAAGAAGAGCAATTTCTTTAGGCTCATTTGCTTCTTGTATATTCTTCTCATAAAGAGAAAACATATCTGTATAAAATTCTTCACCAAAAGCATTTGAAGCTTGGCTAACCATACTATAGTCGCCATTCTTAATTTGATCCTGAATTACTTCTACAGGCTCACCTGTCTTAGCACTTGCCATAACAGCTTGTTCTTTAGAGGAGTGCTTTGCTAACATAGGCTGAAATGGTATTTCTTCTACGTCATCAAATGCAAAAGCTTCTAGCTCTTCTTCTTCGGACTCAAAGGCAAAAACGTCTTCACTAGGAAAAACATTACTTCCTCCACGTACAGCATTCTCTTCACCTTCCTTCATTTCAAGATCTTCAAAGGCAGTCTCTAGTGATTTTACAGCTTCAGGATTAAAACGGCTTAAGGTGCTATTCCCTGCTTCTGTAGTAGGTTTATCTGAAACAAGTTCTGTTTCTAATGCTCCAGCTTTTCTAATATCATCTAGAGTATAACCCTTAGATTTCAAATCTTGAGCTAAGGATATTGCTTTAGCTTGGTTATCTTTAGCTTCAGGATGAGACTCAATCGCGCCTTCTTTTGTTTCTACTTTTCTCATTTATTACACCTACTGAGGGTTTAAATCTATTACAGGAGCGCCACCATCAGCCCTTGGAGTCGTGCTATTTGGCGACATACTTGAAGCCATCATTGCTAAGTTAGCTACAGAATTAAACGTAGAAGCTTGCCCTGCATATTGATTAGATTTAGCCATATTCCGTGCAATACGTGTTTGAAAGAAATCCATTTGATTTGAGAACTGCATATTCCCTGCTGTAAGAGAACCTACGGCACTATACCCACCTTGAGCTGCACTACTCTGTAATGTCCCTCCCGTAGCTGCTCCTTGAACTATCTGTGCTTGAGCTATACGCTGTTGACGTACTGCTGCCATTTGCTCTCTAGCTTGCTGCGCTCTCCTTACACCCTCTTGGTTACGAGCCGCTTTCTTCTGTTGTTTACGGGACTTCTCCCCCGAAACAATACTCCCTGCTGTCGCAGTACCTGCTATTACTAAAGCTGTTGTTATAGGGTCAAGCATAATAGTTCTCCTTTAAATTGACCATTACTTGTGTACATTTCATCTATTACATCCATACCAAATAAACTACCAAACTTAGTAAGTTTTTTATTGTTACTAAAAGCATAAAGTTCATTTCGAGGGGCTTGGTCAATTAGGATGTAAAAAACATTAAGCATCTCTCTATACACAGAAAGCTTCCATTTTTCAACAAGACAATGCACTACCCACCCCATTGAGCTATCCTCAATGTATACAGAAAAATTAGAATCTTTGTATAGACAAGGGTGTTGTATAGAATCTTTTTCTAAAATATCTACAATCACATTCTACCTCTCATGGTATAACCTACTGAGTACCCTAAGAGTTGCATATCTTTTTCTGGCTCTGCTTGGAATACAAATTGAACAGCATCCCCATTACCACGAATATTAAACTTCTTAGAGATAAGACTTTCACCTGTATCAAATGTATAGGGGTAGACATCTGGTATAAAGCCTCTTTGCATTGGCTTGTATAACTGCATTGCTTTACCTCTACCTTCACCATTCAAGATACCTGTGTACTTCCCGTATGCGGCACTCTTATCGAAATCCCAACGAGCTTGAAACAAACAAGCACTAGGATAATCAAATACATAACTATCTGCTTCATATCCTGTTATTGTTGTTTCTGTCTTTCTGAAAAATACTTTAGCTTGTGACACAGCTTTCTTATTAGAAAACTTACCAAGTGTTTCATAACCAGTGACAAGATAAGCTTCTTGGTCTGTACCAAAATCTTTAAATACACGATTAACTCTAGAAGAGAATGAGTACGTGACATTAGTATCAGTTTGAAGAGAACTGGGATAATACAAAGCATTAGCTATGGTAAATGGCATACGGAGTTTGTAGGAGGCACTAGATTGCTTTTGAGGATAGAATGCACCTACAGTTGTATCTAGAACTAAACCTGCACCTTGTGTCTGAGGAAGCCACCATTCACATTGTTTAGTACCTGAGTTATATACGCCTTGTGCGCCTTCTCCTGCAAGAGTAGATAAGTAATAAGAACGTATGGATGTTTCTGTAATATCTGTAGCATCTGCTGTATTAAATTGATTCACAGCAATTTGCATAATAGCGTTATTAGAAAAGTAATAGATATTATTATCTGCTACTACAATACTTTTAGCACTATCTATACCCCTGTCGGTAATCTTTTCTACATTAAAAGATGTAGCTTTAAATCCTCCATCAGGGTTGTAGATATACCACACACCATTACCAGCAAAGATAAGAACACCTGAACTATAAGATTGCATAGCCTTAATACGTTGAGTATCTTCTAGCTCTATTACACCTCCATCTGTATCTAGTAAGTCTGGGAACTCACTGCTAGTAGGGTCATTTTGTTGATAACACCTACCTACATCACTGTCAGTTTCTACTACTTGAGTGAAGTACACCATACTATCTACAGCGTAAAAGAATCTCCCAAATGCACTAGCACAGGAAGTAGGGTTCTTAAAGTTCTTCTTAGGGCTATCTACCGCCATAATATCCTCTTATCTCTTTTAATTTCATTATGGTATATCTAAAAATTCATCACTATAAGGTGGCTTGTAAGGAGGAATACCACCACCACCAGAAGGAGTATTAGTGTCTTCAGGGTCTATAACATCAGGCTCATCTGGATTATATGTAGGAGTTCCTGAAAAGTTTATAGTCCCTATAGGAACTAATGTTGTACTTGGCGCACCATCTTCTTCAGGGTTAAGCAATTTAGCATCTCTGTTAAAATCATTAATGTCATAAACATAATGACCTCGCCCTGCTTTACTGTTTCCGAAGTTAGCCCCTTTAACATCTTTGGATGAGAAGACTGTATCCCCACCTTCATCTATAATAATTCCTACAGAAGCTACTTGTGCATTACTAGGATAAACTCCTGTAAAATTTTTAAAGGCAGTTGTTACAAGTTTTTCTACTTTATTACCTTCTAAATCTGCTCTTGTAAGATGCCAATCAGCATTAAATAAATTGTACTTATGGTTGTCTGAAAGATTAATAGGTTGCTCGGATATTTCTAATCCATCATCTACTAATTCAAAGTCACGTACATTTACCTTAACACTACTAACAAAAATTTCTTTTGTAAGTTCTTTGTACTCACACATAACAGGGTTAGTACCTTGGTCTGTAGTGATAATGAGGAAGTTAGTTGTTTCAGCTATTTGTGTTTTTACTACAGCCGAAGAAATGACAACCTCTGCTATAAATGTAAAGTCATCATCTACCGCATGAAAACGAAGTTTGGTTTGTGGTGTGTCGTCTGTAACTGTAACACATACTAAAGATGGGCCTCTCCAATAGAATACATTCTCTACAGCAGCAAACCCTCCAGTAATAACAAAAGGAGTTACTAAATCTTGAAACCCTAAACGTCTTTTACGAATTAATCCATCTTTATTAATTACAAAATTTAATTCATCTGATGTGAAACTTTCAGGAAAAGCAAGAGCTGAAGTCTCGGTATTCAAACCTTTGATTAAAGAAAGATAATCTTTTTGTCCTGAAGCCCTCATAACTAATCCTTATACTTACCCATTAAAAACTTCTTAATGGCAGTAGGTTGTTTATGTTTATCTGGAACTTCCAAATTGTTTACTTCTGCCCACTTCAATAAGTCTGCTTTATTATTTAAGCTTTCTAAATCTGCACTCTTTACAACAGAAGATGCAGGGGCTTTTTTACTTAGCTCATAAAGTTCCCAAGCTCTCGCTGCTTCACTCTTTCTAATAAAGCATCCACTAAGTGCTTCAGCAACTTTACCACTCCGACTCCACCTATAAAAACCATCAAAGATTAATTTGTAATCAGTATCCATTATTAGCCATGACCTCTAGGTACGTAACTTCCACTTAGACCTTTCCTTCCATAAGAAGCTTTACTACGGCCTTGTCCTAATGTACGGTTGTCTTGTTGAAGTTTTATTTTCTTAACTCTTGCTCTTTGAGCAATCATTCCGATAGGTTGTTGATGAACTAAAGTAAGAGCTTCATTAAGAAACATATCTAAGTAAGTTTCAGATAAATGATTTGGGATAGGTATTTCAAAAACATCTTCTTGTAAAAAGACTTTCTCTTGAGAGCCTACAAATCTGGTCTTACTTGCTTGAAGGGTAGTATCGAATTCGTTATTATAAGAATCGAATACAACATGAACATTATCAAAAGAAGTAAAATAAGAAGGAAATTGGTTAGTTTTAATAGACATTCTATTATCATTGTAACCTTTTACTATTATAGAGTTTGTAGTATTTGAATGCAACGTATGCTCTACAAAATCAAGTGGAGGTAAGTACGTTATTAATTGGTAATCAAGTTCACCTGTTTTCTTTGATACGTTGTACCAAATTTTACTTTCTTGTATTTTCTGTACCTTTTTAGGTAGCAGCATAGAATTAGGACGAGCTATATCTGATAAGGATTCTAAAGCTAAATCATCCATAGTAAATAAAACATTGTCGTATTCTTGCACCATTTGGTAGTACACACGTTCTGCTATTTTAGCTACTTGTTGAGACTCATCCGTATCAAATATACTGTCTACATAAAAACCACTTGTTGCATCAAGGTACTCTTGAACAACCATTAACAATGTTCTTCTCATTTTTTATCTCCAAGGAACTTTATGAAAGGGACTCCTAAGAATCCCTTTTAAAAACTACCTGTTAATTAGACAGGCGTTGCTATAGTCACTAATGCTTCAGGACGTTTAAGCGCAAAGCCATAACGACAAGTAGCAGACCATTCATCACGTTTCAGGTTAGTGTTACGGAAGAATTCAGTCTCAGGACGCTGACGGATAACACCCATGAACGGCATTGAAGTGTCATTAGCCATAGACATTGCAACACAACCTTTACCAGTAATTGCACCACCACCAGTGCCATCACTTTTGGCAAGAGCTTCACCAGTAATAGCTGGCAAGTTGTGACTTACCATGATGTTAATACCAGCAATGTTACGAACAATATTAAGCTTATCCCCAAAGCCAGTTTGCACTAGACCTTGTACATCGAAGTTAAACTGTGAACCATTAGTTACTTCAGTAATGTTTAAGAGCTTATTAAGATCGTACTCGGTTTCAGGAGTAACTATTAACATACGATTTTCGGTAGGGACATAAGCCTTATCAAAAGCGTACTTGATGAACATGATGTCCTCAATAGTTATAGCACCACCAGTACCACCACCTTTAAGACGATGAGGGACACCACCAATAGCATTGTTATTACCAAGAGTCTGAGAGTTAGCTGTAGCTAGAACAGCAGTCTCCATATCTGTAGCCATAGCAATACCAGACTTGTGGACATTCTCTTGATAGAATGCTTCTGATTGATGCGCATCTTGCTTCATACGGTCTGTTACAAAGAAACCATCCTGCTTATAGGCAGTAACAGTAAGGTCTTTACGAGAAGTAGTCATACCGTCATAGGTAATCTGAGTATTCTCTGTGTAATCTGAAACATCACGATCTGCCGTCAAGGTAACATTAAGAGTGTCACCATCAGGGAAGATACCTGTTTTGTCATCGAACAAAGGACGACCAACTAACCAGTCATCAAACTGCTTCTCTAAAGAAGCTTGATATAGCTCTTGACGAACTAGGTTAGGTACTGCTGCATAAGTAAAAGTTGACATAATATTTTCTCAGTTAGAAAGTTAATTTAACACCTTGTTTCTCTGCAATCTTACGATAGTTATCTACTGCTGTATTTACGCGTGTGCGGTCGTTAAAACCCCGCGAAAAATCCAGACCAGTTTCTTTATTCTGGCTAAAACCAGATACAGAGTTACTAGGGTTATAAGTTGTTTTGGGTTGTTTATCTAAACCGAATAACTTTTTAAAGCGTTTCGGATTAGCCTGTGCCTCTTTGATAATATCTTCATCAGACATACCTAAGTCCTTAGCACTTTCACGGAGTTTCTGCTCATAAGAATCTCCATATATCGCTTGTGCAGCACTAATACTTTCATTTTGGTTTTTACTAAACACTTCTTGTTGTTGAGAAGTACTTAATGACCCCATAACTTCTTGTAGTAGTTGCTGTTTAAGCGTTTCAACGTCCAACTGAGGGGTTGTCTCAGTGGTTTGACTTGGCTGCAATTCCTTCACAGGGGATTCCTCTTTATTTTTTAATTGTGATAAAGCGTCTTCCAGCTTTGTACTTTGGTTAAGTTTAGCTTCAAGTTCCTGAATTCGAGCTTCCATCGTTTTAGTCTCATCAACCTTATCTTTGATAAAGTTCTGAGCAGATTGCCAAGATTGTTGAGCTTCTTCTGTGTTGTTAAAAAGACGCTCCTTACCTTGACTATCTGTACCACCGAAAAGTGGTTTAACCTCTTCCTGAGATATGACTGGGTTAGTCTCCAAATTTTCTTTTACATCTGGGTTAGATGTTTGCATTCTTAATTCCTCTTATTTCTTTTTAGCTGCTGCAAGACTAGCCTTATGGCTATCTCTTATTTTTGTAAGATTAGCAATTATCTTAGGAGTCTTTGCTGTTTTAGTCATTGTGCTTCTTGACTTCTCTTTCTTAATTAGGTCATTGTACTTCTTAACCTTTCCCGACCATTTCGCTACTTCTGACACTGCTTTCTTTGGTGTTGCCATTTTTATTACCTTAGTTTTGTTTACTCTTCCCGAACCAACCACTACCTTTTAGTTGAAAGTTCGAGCTTCTTATCACCTTTGACATAGTCCTTTCACATTCTTTACATTCAACCTTTGGAGATTCTGTCATGCCATGTACAACCTCCTTATCATATTCACATTCGTAGCAGTGATAAACATACGTAGCCATTAGATTTTCCAATCTAGCTTTTTTATCAGCTCTCTTAATAATCTTCTTTGAGCTTTATTTTTTATAGATACATAAGAGAATTGGAATTTTGAGATAAAGTCATTTTTAGATTCATCTTCTTTTACTAATTTTTCTACAGAATCCTCTAAATGAATTATAAAAAGTTCTGTAAAATTATTTTTATGCCACCTTTTATAACGTTCAATATCTTTTTTCTTTTCTTCTGGATTCAAAGCACTAAAATGCTCTGACATAAAAGAAGGTACTTTAAAGCTCATCCTCTTCCTCCATCATTCCCATCTCTAGACTAGTTGGTTGTGAACTAGATTTAACCATCTCTTGTTCAGCCATCATTTGTTTCTCTTGCATTTCTAGATTCTCATCTATAGAAGCAAACTTGTTAATAAATGCGTATTGATCAAATCCATATAAACTCTCGACTGTCTTAGCCAAGTTATATGTATTAATATGAGGAGCTACCATCTGTGCAATGTTCGTGTTAGTTAACTGTGTTAAGCCTTGTAGCTGTTGCAACTGTCTACTAAAACGTCTACTACCCATTGGGAGTAACTTACCATTAGCACTAAGGTCTTCTTCTGTAATGCTTGTAGTAAGTAAAATACCTTCCTCATCTTCTTCTAAAACTTTAATAATACTAGAGAAGTTATCCTTAGCTATTCTCATCTCAGCTTGTACAAGAGGCTCTAACAAGTCTTCTTCTACTTGAGATACTTTATTAATAAATCCTCTAAATGCACCATCATTAAGACTCTGCACTTCTGTAGCAGTCTTTTCTCCTGCTGTCCTGAAACCAGCTAACTGTTGAGGTAGTCTTGCACTTGTACGGGCTAAGTCCCTATGCATCATTATCTGGTTATCAAAAGTAAGTACAGTACTGTCAGGACGGATGTCTGAAACACTTCCACCTTCAGGCATAATGTACTTCGTATGACCTGTTACTTCGTCATATATCTCTTCTACATCACCAACATAAGACCTATCTGGATAAATGAATTTGTCAATAGCATCATTCTTACCATTCTCCCTGTGGTTAATCATGTAGTTGATCCCCACAACTTTATCTAATGGGCCTTGACTCCAGAGATTATCAGGTCGTGCAGTCCATCCACCTTTAAATATAGAAGGCTTAATTTCTTGCTTATCTAATACAACAGTATCTTTATCAACAATAACAATACAACGTTTCTTATAAACCTCAGTTTCTACTTCATCAAGGATGTCTCCATAGAACCAAAGTAACTCTACGTAACCAGAACTGTAGTACTCATCTAAACTACCAAAACCTTGTGGTACATATTGCTTCTCTTTATAACGTTCAGCATAGTCTCTAAAACCTCCTGTACGCCTCTGTAAGAGACTCTTAGTTTCTTCTGGAGTTATCACTTTATCTTCGTCAGAAATACTCTCTAAGAACTCTACAAGCTCTCCTACTGATACTAGACTACGTACTATTTTAGGAGCTTTATTAAAATCAGTATATGTTGGGTTAAATACAATATCAAAAGGACTAATTCGTTTGACTGCTGGCCCTGAGTAACCTGATACGTATCCATCTTCTGTATCCGCTGTATCATTCTTATAATAAGCTTGAGCAAAACAATTACCATAACGTACTAAGTCATCAATCACTTTACGCATTTGAATGTTAAAGCCATTAAGTGCATGGCACTGTTTTATATAACTTTGAACTTTGCCTCGTAATTGCTTTGTAATTGCATTAATTTCAAAACCTTTCCATCCTAACCAGTCTTCATGTGGGAACATTGTACTGTAGACAATAGCTAAAAGGTCTTCGTGTAACTCTGAAAGAATAGGAAGGTGTGTCTTGTGGTCAAAATTGTCTCCACCTTCTAACATGCTTGTATCTGTAGCGAGTAAATAGTTATCTATTTCTGCCCATAGAGCCATAGCTGTGGTACGTGACGAGTTCCACTCTTCCCAGTAACTAGCTATATCACCAGCTAAAGCAGCCTTGTTATTATAATTAAGGGTAATCAAGCTCTTTTTCTCCTACTAAGAAATCGGTTAGAAGCATTAACAACAGTCCGTTCTCTTTTATTTGTTGCAAATTTAGGTTTGGCTAGTCGTTTACTATTACTAACAGCTATCCATACAGCATCTTTTAAATCATCGTGCGGTGGTTTTGTTAAGTGAAGTTCTTCTTCTAACAATCTTGTGTACCCACCTTTCGTATGGTAAACACTTTTATTTCTGTAAAGAGGTTCAAATAACTGAGAGTTACGTTCTTCTTTTGTGCCTTCTCTCTGGTTTTTGTGTTGATGTTTAACTACCAACGTATGACCTGCTCTTCGTATCTCGTCTTGAATGAAATTAGCTACTACAGCACCACCAGCATTAGTTTCTACTGTTACTTCTCGGAAGTCCCAATACTCATGCATTGTAATAAGCTTCTCATAATATATTTCTGCCTTAGCTGTTTGGAATCTTTGAAGGTCTAGTACGTATAAGTACCCTTCATTATCCCAAGCCGTCACGGCAATGGATGTGTAATCTCGTTTAACTTTACGAACACCACTGCCTTCACTAAATGCTAAATCCATACCACAAGCTAGTTTTAATTCTTTATTTCCGTAGAACCACCTGTTCTGCCTTTGCTCTAACAGATTAGGCTGGAGGTACATGAAACAATCTCTTGTAATCTTTGCTTCACTGGCTGCATTAGGGTCATTGTAATACTGTGAGTAATACAGCTCTAAGTTAAATGCTTCAGACTTCTTTTTACTTAATTCTGTCTGATTAAAACCGTACCAATTACCATCTGGCATTTTAGTTCTAGGCCATACAAAGTCACCTGTACCATCGTATCTTTTACTAGTTTCTACTTTACGTTCAAACCACTTCCATAGTGGACGAGTCTCGGTAACAATACCTTCATCATCAAATATCTCGTATTCTTTTTCTTTCAAGGCTGCGTATAAATCATTATCCCCGTATCTTGTTCCTACCATCCACTTAATACTTCCTGTAGTGGCAATAGAAGCATACGACTGATAGACTTCTTTAATATCTTCTCGTTCAGCAGCACTACGGTAATTCTCGTTAGTAACCAAATCATCAAAGATACACATCTTGTAGTGCGCCCCTGTGTTGGTACTCTTAGCACTTGTAGCTGCTACTGTTGGGTCTTTTTCACTACGAGGTCTCTCAGGGTGGTCTACAGTTATTTCTGTTTTAGTCCAAGTTCCTAAAGACCTATGGTCGTATTCTTTAGTTCGAGGGTTAACTTCGTAGTTAAGCATCTCAGGCCAAAGCTCTCTGTAGGAATCACTCTTAAATATATTCTTAATAACTGTCAACTGTCTTTCAGACAAAGTTGGGTTAGAAGATACATATGTAACAGTAAACCAAGGGTATTTAGTAATAGCCCATGAAGAAGCAACTGCTATACAAAAAGACTTCTGGTGGTCACGAGGTATCAATGCCGCAGCATTATCGCCTTGCCCTGTTTCCATTGCTTCTTCTAGAGACCTTTGAAAGAAACGAAACATCTCTTCATGAACTTCTCCAAAGTACCTACTAGGAAACATAACTTGAGCATAGAAGAAAAGGTCACTCTCACAATCTTTCTTTAGTTGTTCAATACTCATTTCTTTCCAAACTCTTCGCCAAGAATCTTATACTTCAAGATTGCCATATCCGAATGTATATCAACCATCATCCCTGATATTACTTTTACTTGGTTGTCTACTTCTGAAAATCTATCCATAAGAGGAAGAACTATATGTTCTTTAATTTCTCTTTTGTCGTAGTAGTTTTTATTTAATTCCATTTCCAAGTTTATGATACTTTTTTCAATGTCGGCTTGTTTCTTTGAAAGCAATTCGCTTTTTTTCTCAAGAGAGTTAAAGTAGCTTTTTGCAAAAAAAGTAAAAACAGCTAGTGCTGGAATCCACAGAAATTTAGCTAAGGCACTAAGTTCCATTAACCAGATTCCTTTTTCTTATTTCAGTTGCAATATTGCTGACATTGCTCGTTTTAATAGTTGGCACTTTCTTTTCAGGACGACCCACCCCTTTCGTAACTTCTTTTTTAGTAACTTTGTCATATAGTTTCCAAGCTGCTTGAGTATCACCATCAGCAATAGCATCCAGAAGAACCCTTTTAGCAGCCGATTCGTTAGACTTTTCTTTTTCTTCTCTCCAGTCATTAAGTCCTGTAAAGTTACTGCCATTTACTTCTCCTGTTTGAAACCACTTTTCTTTACAAAGCTTTTGCCAGTGGCCCCAACTGTTAAGAAGAGATAGAGCTGCATCATATTCATCGACAGATTCCCTATATACTCTAGCAAAGCTGACATACGTATTACCTTTACGAGAAGTATAATCTTCAGGTCGAAGAGTAAAAAGGGCATCAGGATTGTTATATTCATAGAATAACCCTTGAGTAAACATCACACCATTACTACCTTTTAATTTACTCATAAACTTTCCTTTTTAAGATGTAAAGAATTGTCTTCTAGCACTCCAAGGGCTTACAATACCACTTGTACTTGTAAACCTTAATCTTACGTATAGATTACTTGCTGCTGGTAAACCTGAATAAACTACACCATACTTGTCATTGGGGTTTGCATAGCTAGTAAAAACAGGGTTAAGGAACTGTTGGTCGGAGGCTATTTCCCAATCTGAGCTAGCATGGGATTGACCTGTAGTGCCAGCAAATACACTAGGCACGAATCCACCGTTATTTGGGTTTTTTGTTACACCATCTACTGCTGGGTTAGTTATGCTAGGCGTAACGACTTGAGGGTATACAGCAGCTAAAGAAACATCCTCAATTAAAGAAAATTCAGGGGTGTTGTTGGGGTCACTATAATCTCCACTTTTTGAACATATAAAGAAAGCATACTTCTGAAAGTCAAATGCTGGGAGAGGAGATACATTAACATTTGAGTTACTTATTACGTCACCAGCAGTCCAAGCTCCTGAATTAGGAGGAATGAAACCTCGAAGAAATCTTCCTTTAAAACCATCTTGAATATAAGCAGTACCAAAATCCGCTCTTAATTGATTTGTATCATCTATTTCTATTCCCGTATTGCTTAAACCCCCTACTAAACGCAAGATACCATTTACTGCGGTACACTCTAAACTGTTTCTTAACCACTTTCCTTCCGTAGCATTGCTAGGAAGACGTATTGTCCAACTCTGTAAAGTTGTATAAGGAGTTTGTTCATTTCTTACTAGGAAAGTATTTCCAATATAACGAGGGTTTTCTCCTGAAGCGTGTAGGATTATATTTCTAAATAAAACACTATCGACATTTTCCGTAATAAATATGTTATTTTCTACTAGTAAGTTATTCACAGTCCCTGTATCAAATGTAAACATACTAGTATAATGATTAGGAACAATAATCTTACAATTTTTAATTGTTAGGTTGTTAACTATGTAGTGTGTTCCATTTTGTTGAACGTTATCCCCCCTAGTCCTTATAAAGCCCCCATTTGGGGTATTATAATAACTGTCAGTAAGAGGGTCGTAGGTAGCAGAGGGGTTATCAGGGTCATTGTCTTTAGTAAAGATTTTAGTAATCCCGTCAAAAGTACAATCAGATGAGTTAGAAACACCATCCGCATCACTATCTATCTCTAAAATATCTTTATATAAGTTACCATACCCTTTATCTACAATAGGCTGTGCGCTGTTATTAATTACACCATTCATACAAGTGAAGTAAGAACATCCTTCTAAAGAGTATATACCATTACGTTGTTCTGCATCTGTACCCAAGCTGTTATCGAATACAAAACCATCTAATACATTACCTCTGCCTGTACCATGAACTATACCGGCTGCTATATTATATCCATGTATATCTCTAATTGAGTTGTAACTTGCACCACCATCAAGAGTTATGCAGCGAGGAATACTGGGATTAGAAGCACTTACATTAACACAACGTTCAACTGTGATACCTTCAACTGTGTTTCTATGCGCTCCTGCACCTGTTAAATGTACGGCTGCTGCACTTGTTGATGTATCAGGAGTAGCTCCCATGTTTTTTACTTTTAAATCTTTTATAATGTTGTATGCAGATTCTATTCGTAAGGGATAAGAAGCTGTATTAAGCATATCAAAAGTAATGTCACTTATATGCGAACGGTCTGCTTGAATTGTAATAAGAGGGAGAGTATTATCATACGTACTTATTGGACAAACCGTACCACTCCCTGCCAGTAAAACCCTTTGAGCATATATAACATTAGAGAAGTAATACACACCCCCTTCAATTAACACAGTTTCTAGAGTATTTGCAGATGCTAAAGCAAGGTTTAACGCAGTAATACTATCGAAAGTCGGGTCATTAGGGATTGCCCCAAAATCTCGAATGTCTCGGTAAGTAGTAGGTATTGCCTCTGCAACAATGTTTAAGTCTTGTAGTCTTACTGCATCATTTGGGTCAGAAGGAGCTGGCAAATTTAGAATTTTATTTCCATTCAAATCCAAATGATCAGTCATCTGATTAGGAGCTTCTCCTGTTCTGGATATAAAATCTTCTTGAGCCGCAGCAATCTTCTCTAACTCTGTGTTTAGAGTTCCTATTGTGCTTTTAATGCCTGATGTTGTGTACCTTGCCATTATAACCTCTTAACCTTAAATTTAATTATACTGACCAAACCGCAGCCATATTCTGTACAGCTAGTTGCTGTGTTACGCAAATATACCTAAGATTGTTGGTGGAGTGTATTCTGTCACATTTCCATCAGCATCAGTAATTTCAACTGCTGTTCTGTCATAAACACTGTCGTATATTTCTTGACCACCCTCATCAAAAATATACTCGCCATTTTCACAAACGCCAATTCTTTGACATGTATCTAGTGAATCAAAAACATCAACTTCATCTTGATTTAACAGACGTATTAATGACAATGTTCTTTTCCCGTCGGGATGATAAAAAACTGGTATTTTGCCAACTTCATAAGATAAATTATTATCATCATCAATACTAAATCCTAGTATTTCATTTTCAGCATTTGCCTGTGCTTCTGCTCTAAATTCTTCAACGTTTGGTATGTATGTTATTAAATCAATCATGGCAATAAATACTCTATCTCGTTAGCGTTTAACGCAAAATCATAAATTCTAAAATCTTTTATATTTCCGTTTGACTTTTTTAATGCACTTCCCGCAAGATCAAAAAATAATACATTACCTGATAATAATAAGGATGGGTCAGAAAGTTTAGTAGCCGTAGCTTCTGTGCCGTTGATGTTTAATTTTACATTTGACCCCTCTACAGTTATTGCAAAATATACTGTATTTTCTGTTGAAGCAACACCAAGTTGTACTGCTGCACTAGCATCATCGTATCTAAATAAATATGTGTCTGGATTGGCTGCGCTGTAAAAGAACGTAAAAAATCCGACCGAAGAAGTTGGTATTGTAAATATTCTTTTAGCTCCTGTATTTGTGTTTACTGATTTATTAGATATAATTCCAAAAATAGAAAATTCTTTTGTTACTACGTTATTTAAAACTGGTAGCAAAGCTGTATCAGCTATTCTAGTGGCAGGCGTTGCAACTGTTGGTATGTAACTAGTAGCAACTAGAGATTGTTCAATCTGTGCGCCCCAAGCATATATAGTTTCACCTGTGCCAAGTGTTTGTCCGCCGCCGATAAGAAACAAGTTGGCAGCCACGTCATTACTGTTAATTTCAAATCTTTGCCATTCTGTTGTTAAATTTATTGATTTTTCTTGTTGTACCCCACCTTGAAAGAATAATTTGATTAATTTTGGAACATCAGCTCTTAGCCAAACACTAGCAGTAGACAGAATTGATGTTGCTGCAAAGCTTTGTTTTACAAGACCGTTAGCAGACGTTCCAACGAACTTGTCAGCAGTCATAGTGCCGTCTGGTGCTACAACGTTGTTTGCTGTTACAGTAACTGTATTTTTAACCCAGACCGAATTGTCAAATTGCTCAGAATATCGAGCAATATTAGTGCCCGCCTGTTCAATTAAAAACCCATCTTTTTCTTCTCGAATAGTATCAACTGCTGCTATTTTTACAATGCCGTATCTGTCAACATATGTTGCCATTGATGCTCTTGTAAATGTTATATCGCTATCTGTGCCCGTTGGCGCTGATGTCTCTACAAGTTTATTTGTTTTAAATAAATGACATAACGGATTATCAAGTAAAGACTGTCTCTTTAGAGAACTTCTGTCAGCTTTTAAATCAAGAGCTGTTTGTTGTGCAGTGCTTACAGCCTTGTTTGCGTCTGATGTATTATTAACATTGCTTAACCCAACGTCTGCTTTAACAAGAGATACAACTCCCGTTTTACCTGCTACAGAGTCTACAACATTAACTTCAGCTCCTGCTGCGATCCCATCTAACTTGACGTTATCAGCGCTGGTAAAGTTTATCTCTGTTAACCCACCATCACCCACTGAGTAAGTGGTATCGGCAGGGATTGTGACGGTCTCAGTTGTATTATTGCCGCGCTTGAGTGTAATCACCTGCCCTGCGATTGATAAAGCGTCTGTGGCGTGTAATGCGCCTGCTTCAGTATCGTGAACAACTGAGGCGGGTAACGTGTAATTATTCGCACTTGCCGCAATACCATCGAGTTTAGTATTATCTGCCGTCGTAAAGTTAACTTGCGTCAATCCACCGTCACCAACCGTATAGGTAGTGTGAGTGTCTGTGAATAAAGCGCCAAGAGGTACGTTAGTCAAAACTTGCGTATCATCTACTTTACTATTTAAAGCAATTTGAGTTAGAGTAGATATAGGCTTATCAGCATCTGCTGTATTGTTTACGTTAGACAACCCAACTTGTGTCTGTGTAACAGAATGTGGATTATTTATATCTGCAGTATGTGCAGTTAAAGCAGTCGTATCCGCCTTTAAGCCTATAGCTGTACTTTGTGCTGTACTAACAGGTTTATTTACGTCTGATGTGTCATCAACGTTTCCAAGACCTACTTCTGATTTATCTGGAGCATGTCCTGTATGAAAATTAATAGATGTAGCAGCATAAGCATCTTCTGCCCTTAAAATGCCTGATGTGGCTGTAGGACTTGTTGTTAAATCACTTTCATAAAGGATACCTATAATTTCAGGTAAAGTTAAATCTTGTAATCGCACAGGGTCAGATGGATTTACAGGAGGAGGGAGGTTTAAGATACGGTTATTATTCATATCTAAGTTGTATTCTATTTGATTCGGAGTGTCCCCTACTCTAGATAGCAAGTCTTCTTGCGAGACAGCAATTTTTTCTAGTTCTGCATTGAGAGCTTCTAGTGAAGTTTTCTGTCCTGATGTGGTATAACGTGCCATTATAATGTTCCTGTTTTAAAATAAAGACCCTTCAAAGGGGAGTTCGCTACTTGTGGGGTCATTCTGAAAAACTATATTAGCTATGTTGTTTGAAATAACTGTCCCCTTAAACAGAGTATCAATATTAGTATTAGAGTAAGACCCACCTCTCATGTTCAAAGTGAATTCCACACTAACATCACAAATTGCATTAACAATCTCAATCTCACAGTTTTCTATTGTAAAGGTAGATCCTCCACCAGTACGTGGTACAAAAACCTCTCGAAAGGAAGATACTGCATCATTTATGAATTGACAGTTAACAGCTTTATTCTTTCGAGTCATATGGTAAAGACCGCGAGAGTTTGTAAACTTAGAGTCTTGTATTATGTTGCTTTGATCACCATCTGTTAAATCTTCTCCTGCTCCTGCTCCAGCAACTTGCCCCCCTAAGTACACACCATATGAACAATTTACTAAGTCACATCTGATGAATGTATTTTCCCTACATCCGTTGTGCTGTGTTAAATAGGAAGCGTTTGTTCCTTGGAAGTCTATGCAGTCCATTACTTTGTTTCTGTGACTAAAAGATATAGAAGCGCAGTGTCTCCCCTCATGGCTCTTCAAATACTGAGCTGTATTATCATTTCCATCACTTAGTTGTCCAGCGTATGCTAAACCGTTAGTACCTGCTGCTGTAGGTGACTTTTGATATATACCTAACAAGTAAGAATCTGCACAGCAAACTAACTCGGCTACTCCAGAAGCATTATATAAAGAATTAAAATTACTTATTGTTATACCTACACAATAACTAGCTCGTACACCCATTCCATAGTATTGAGATGATCTGTTGGGAGCAAACTTAATTAAAGACGGCCCTTCCATTCTAGAGTTTGTGTTAGGTACATCTAACCTCGAAACTTGAGAACCCGAAGCTAATTGCCTTATAGGAAGAGTTCTATCCGTATAAACTATGTTACCAAAAATATCTGTAATAATGCATACATGCTTATTAATGCGTATAGCATCACCTTCTTGGAAGGCACTTGCATCTATAACTGAGAAAGAGTTACCGCCTTTATTTGTTACGGCTGCTGTTGTAGTAAGGACTGTCTCATTAGTGCTTGTCCCGTTTACATCTACGTTTATGCTGTACAAAGCTTTTGTTGTTGAACTTAATTCTCCTGCCCCTAAGAATGTAACTACGCAATTACTTGCATGGGAAACTTCTTTAAAGCCTTTATTGAACAGTACAAAACCTGAGAGAGAAAAGCTTGTACTATCTATATATAAACTTCTATTAGGGTTTAACTGTGCAGCTAATGCTTGGAGGTTAGCAGTGTAATCTGCGCCATCTGACCTCATACCTCCCATACTACTTGTTAGTACATTAGATATATTCTTAGCTACATCTCCTGATGCTACATAGAAATCTACATATCCATCTGGTACTACACCGTAATCGGCTGGAGACAGAATAATAAAATCCATATTAGGTACAGGGGCTTCATTTGTGTAATACCGTCTTGTTGATACAACCAAACCCCTTACTGGACTACTACTTATTAAGTCTGCAACATTATCAAATAGAGGTCTTAAAGCTACTTCATCTAATAGGCTTGTAGTATTATTTGCTATATCTGTAGTATTATTTGATATAGCTGTAGCATTAGCAGAAATATTAGTATTTTGTGTAGTTTGTTCGGTTTGCAAGTTTGTTATTTGAGCAGTATTGATTCCTGTTTCAACTTCTGTATCTGTGACACGAAGAGTTAAAGCTGCAAGACTTTCTTCTGTAGCAGCCTCACCTATGTTCTCAGCATTAAGTTTGACCTGAGTGTCGAGTAGTTTGTCAGCGTTCTTTAGGGAAGTTGCGCCTGTAAGATAATTGGTTGTTGGGTCTGCGGAGTAAGTCCCGTCTGCCTCTAACCCAGCTCCCGTTTCAATTGCATCAATTCTATTTCCTAGTGTAGTATCTGCCAATAAAAATTTTTGATCTAAAGCCAGAAGTTCGGAAGTAGTATTTTTAGATAAGTTTAAATCCGATCTTTTTCTCTGTCTCTCTTCACCACGTATTCTATTCTTATGACTTACGGGTATACGGCTCATCGAGCCTTACCTTGTAGCTTTTCTACTGTACGTAAGCCAGCTAAGCCTAACATTGCTAATGTAAGCTCCATCATAACTTCAAGAGGAAGAACTGGAGAACCTACTTCAGGCATAATCCACTGGATTACAGGATTGATAACAAAAGAGAATAAGAATCCTAATCCACATACCCAAAGAATAAAGGGTCTAGCACCAGCTACGAAAACACTTCTGTGCTGTGTTTGTGCTTTTGTTATTTCAGCTTGAGCAAGGGCAGGTTGTAAAAAGAGTCTTTGCTTAATAATTTCTTTATCCAATTTTTCTTCATCAGAAGTGAATAAAGCATCAAGAACATTACCTACAGCTTCTATAGGTTCTGATACTGCCTTACTTCCTGATAACCAATTAAATATACTCAAAGAAACTCCAAAAGAATACTAGGGCAAGAGGAACACATCCTACGATACCCGTAGCTTGAAAGAATAATGTACAAGAAGTCCTCTTAAAGAGGTCTGCACATACGTGTAACATGAAAAGTTACACTAGAACTATTGGAAGTATGTTTACATACGACCTTGTTGTTAGCATTATGATTAGTATAGATAGAAGTTATAAATAAAGCAAGTCTACATAAATAAAATTTATTAATCATCCGACTGCTACTGTGCGAAGTATGACTTCAGTCATGGTGAGCAAAAGCAAAGTCGTATTACCGAGGCTAATTTTTGTAAAAATTTGTGGAGTGTTATGCATACACACACCGTGGGAAGCAAACCCCCTGCTGGGGGCAATCATCCAGCGAAGCTGGTATACGTTATGTTATAACATTACAATTACACACGGATGTGGGAGGCCTAGCAATCCTAAAGGATTACCAGCCTAAGTAACTGTTATGTATATAGTTAAGCCATGTTGCAAGCCTCATGTCTTACACTTATCAGTGATGTGATTGTTACTCTTCTATATATATGTATTTATATAGCTATTCTTTCTATCATTCAAACTTATAGATAATGCTGTTTACTATTTGTACAGTGGTCTAATCTCTTTCAAGGAATAGTAAGGCTAGGGTTTAAGTATTATGCTCTTAGAATGGCTTATAGGAAGTTTTATGAGTATTGTATGTTTATACATATGTACAAATTAATTGTTGACTCCTCTTCTTATTCTATGATATGCGCATACGCGGTTCA